TTAGATCATATCTTCAACGATGTCCCAAAAATCAATCTCATTAACGATTGTAAGGAGTTGTCCCACTTTTCGACGGTTAAGTGCATCTTCAATTTTTCTGCCATAACATGAAAAAGCCCAACAAGGATTCCCATTATTTCCAACAATTAAATAACGAGTTTGATTCGTAATATTATTATTGTATTTTCCACCAAGAGAAACGATTAGGTCAGCAATTTCTTTTCTTTTAGCTTTAACTGATTGACCGGTGAAACAGAATTGGTTTCCGGCAAAATCCATCTCTTGACAAGTAGCACAAATACATTTGACATTGTATTTTTCCTTTAATTGTTGTATCTCTAAGGCATTAAGATTGTAAGAAGATTTAAGATCTACAAAATTACTTAAAAATGCTTTTAATGTATTACGTTCGTCCGATGTTACAACTTTATCATTTAGGATGGAAAGTAATAAGCTTTCAATTTCGTCAAACGGATAAGATCCAGAAAGAAAATCGTTTGCGGTTGTCCATTTTTTTAACATATGGATCTCGTCATCAGTAATTTGATTATCAGCTAAAATCCCATGAATCATACCGTTAAGAAATTGTAGTGATGATGTAACTAAGTCATAATAATCGGCATCTGAGATAAAATTATTACAAAGCCAGATAATATCTTTAGATTCATCTTCGGTAATAATTCCATCCTCGTAAACTGACTGAAGTAATGGGATAAGTTCGCTAAAAGGGTGACGGTCAATTAAGTTAGCATGGCATAAACACCAATGGCTTAATTCATTTATTTCATCTTCGCTTATTTGACGATCCGTAGTAATTCCGGCGACAATTCCATGTAAAGTGTTCACCGCTTTGTGAAGTTCTGCGGGAGTTGTATACATACGATACTCATTTAATTCTTTTGTTTTTTGCATAAAATATTTACGCCTCTCTTTCTCTTTTTTTGAGAAAACCCAAACCATTTATATAATCGCCTATGCGGTTATACTTTATTTATGTGCAGCTTTTTCAATCTCTTGCACATCACTCTTTCCAAAATCAAAATTCTTGATATGAGACAGTGCGTGTTTAATAGCACTCATCCGTTTGCTTTCGCATAAATTCTTATTCACGAAAATGGTATATGATCCATCTTCATTTTCGGTAACAGCTTCATTTACTGTCATTCCATCTAATAAATATACTTGATAATCAAAACTCATTTTCCCCACGTTCTTTCTTCTTCAATGCCATAAGCATATCATAAGTAGTTTTTAAATCCTCTGGTGAGGCATCTTTTGCCGCATCGAACAGCACACGTAAATTTCTGTTTCCAAATAAGGTCTGAGCCATTTCTGCGGTTTCTTCATTAAGGTAGTATCTTTCCCCTCCCTCTTTTTCTTCTCCGGTCATTAAGTATTCAATGGAAACTCCGAAAAAATCTGCTATTTTTTGCAACTTATCTTGTTTCGGGGTATACCTCCCCGCTTTCCAGTTGCTAATTGAAGCAGTAGTTATTCCTGTTTCTTTGCAAACACGGTAAGGTGTTACGCCATTTTCAGCACATAGTTTTTCAAAAATTTCATACATATACAGCACCTCAAAATAAGTTTGAAAAATAAGCTAAAAGGTGTTGACAGGCTTTGGAATCGATGCTAATATATACACATAGCTTTGATACCGAAGCTAAAAAACCTAATAGCTCTGGTTTCTTATATAACTTTGATTGACACCTTAATTATATTTGAAACCTTAGCTAATGTCAATACATTTTTGAAAGGGGGCAATAGATTGTTTTCGTATAAAAAATATGCAGATTTGAGGAACAAAAAAGGAGTTACGGATTATGAAGTATCTAAAAACACTGGTGTTCCAACATCAACGTTATCTAACTGGAAAGCAGGAAGATACGCGCCAAAGGCTGATAAAATAAACTCCTTAGCCGACTACTTCGGCGTCACTATTGAGTATTTTATGGAGTAAGGAGGAGAGTGATAGAGATGTACATACATGAAGCTGTAAGGGAAGCAATGAAGATAAATGGAATAATCTTCCGAAAATCTATGAGAAGAACTGAATCAGAAATATTCGCTGTGATAAAGCCATCAAATAGTTATGAAACGTGTCAACTGATTATAAGCAGATATGGAAAAGCGGAAAGAGCCGCGAGGTCATGGAATCCAACAGCAGATGACCTCACGGCTGATGATTGGAACTATTCAGGGGATGAACTTTGAAATAAAGTCTGCAACGTTGAGAAGAGTTTCTTTTCTCTGATTTTCCATTGTTATAATTGCGTTGTCAGAAAGCTCACAATCGTGAATGGTATCTGAGGAATAAAGAGCGTTTACGAAATTATTCCGGTCGAGTTCACGAAGTACATCTTCGATATCTTCAAGATACCAATCAGGAAAAAGCAAGGCGTGAATCGACTCAGCAGCGCCAAAATCTTTGGCTTGCGATCTCGGAACCTTATTATCACGACGCACGAGATATTCCTTATACATGTGATACAGAACAGTTTTAGCTTCCTTTGTAAGCATGAGAAATTCTCCTTTCTTTCATACTCGGCTCTGGCGGGAGCCTGTATTTCAAGTATAGGAGATAAAGTGAGGAAAGACAATGGATTATCTGTTCCAAACGGATGATCCAGACGAGAAGGAGGTGGTGTGAGAGTGGGAGAAAGTAAAAAAATAATTTAGGAAATGTAAGAAAAATGCACTTTGAAAATAAAATATAGTAGTTGGTTGAATCGAGGTAAGTTTATGGATGAAAGACTAATACAAAAAACACCAATAGTTGAAAAGGTTAATCAATCAGAAGGAGTAACTAATTATAATTGTCCTGCATGTGGAAAAAGATTATTTTCAACAAAAGATGGAAGGGCTATGGGACATAGAGAAAATTATTGCGGTAAATGTGGACAGGCACTTACATGGAAAGGGATAAAAATAGAAACTTATTGGATTGATTAAAGAAAAATTGATATGTCTTGAAGAACTTTTAAAAATGATATAAAAAATAAAACCAACTGCTATATTTAGTGGTTGTTTTTTTTGCGCCTAAAAGGTTAAATTCATTAGATTGTTTATTTCAGACAGAGGAGAAGGAGGGGGAAGTATGAAGAAGGATAAAAAAGAAAAGAAACTGTCAAAGATAACGGTTTCGGATGTGGCTCTGGTATTAGCGATATTAAACTTTTTATTTGTTCTTTCTGGAATCATTTTAGAATAGGCCGAGCCTATCGCAAATTTCCATAATAAAAGTAAGAACAGAAACAGTAACAGCGATTCAGCCTTTGATGTCGGCTTTCTTAGCTTTTTTTGATAGCAAGAGATGAGAGCGTTTCGGAAGCTTTGGCATGAGTCTCGGATGACTTAGCGATGCTTTCGGAAGAATTGGCAAGCCTTTCGGCTATTTGAGAGCGCTCTTCTGATGATATGGCAAGTTTTTCGGCTGAAGAAGCAAGTTCCTTTACGGGATCTAATTCTTTCCTGATAGAAGAGAGAATTGAGTATTCAGGGGTAAATTTATAAGGCATGATATCCGTCCTTTCATTGATTGATAAGAAAATTATACCAGAGAAAAAGGAAAAAGAACAGGAGTTAAGGACAATGCAACCCGGACAATCCGTGAGGAATAGATTTTAGAGAGGTGATGATATGGATATGGAAAAGGTCATTGAAGTATTAATCAGCCTTCTTGAAGAACAGGAGGGTGTAGAAATCAAATACGAAATTGAGAAAACCGCTTAGGCGGTCAACCAGATGGACAAGCAGGAAGGGGATGAGGTTATGTATACATACCGTGGTCATACAGGGTTTTGGCGTTGATTGAGGTACAGGATGATGAATAGGCAAAGAGGAAGGTGAAAACGTGTATATACACCAAGCAACAAAAAAAGCAGTTAAAGAAAATAAAATGATGTATCGAAAAAATGTAATGCAGATACACGGAAAAATTATAATTGGGATACTTCCGACAGACTCATATGTGACGTGCCTTATTGCAAAAATAAAAGATGGCAAGGTTGTAGATATAATGAGTCACTGGAATCCAACAAGAGACGATTTGGTGGCAAAGGATTGGGAATTGATGGACCGGCCACTTCAGAAAGAGTGGCCGGAAGATAAACTAAATCGTTTTGAAATATTCAATACATAAAGGTAGTAAGGCGATTTCGTATATCTGCCCACTTGAATAAACCACTTTGATATTGAGTAGGAAGAAGAAAAGGACATACGAGTTCTATCCGTACAAAGAGGAGGAAGATCTGAATGTACCTGTTGAGCATCTGGAAGCGAGAAGCATGGAATATGAAAAACAAAAGGTAGGTGAGGGAGATGCATCGAAGAAAACTGCGGAAATACCGGATCTTGAAAGATATCTGTGCAGTGGTCGGGGGAATTGCCGTACTGGTGATGGCCGGATCCGCTGACAGTTACAGCCAGAACATTATCTCAACGGCAGAGTTTTTGCTGTCGTTCGGGATTGCGCTGGACATGATGATAGTAGCATACATAACGCATGACTGTGTGAAAGAACGGGAGAATCATTATCTCCAGATGAGGGAACTGCGCCGGAGACATCGGCTGCAGGGCATGAAAAAGAGTGCATAGGGACGGCAATCCCAGATATGCACTCAAAAAAATAACCAACTTTATTATGACAGATAAGAAAGGAAAAAGCAAATGGAGAAACAAAGAAAATATGAACTGACCAAAGAAGACCTGGAAACACTGATCTTCTTGGCAGTAAACAGAATATGCGACCAGAAGAAAACGAGTGAGGAGAAAGAGATAGAGATTTGTGGGTACGCAGCGGAGATTACAAGAGAACTAATAGACCATCTGACGGGTGAGAACCCTTTCGATCAGGAGCAGATGGAGCTTGTAGATGCTGTTTTACATAAAAGTACAACTATCATAATCGGAATTCAAAGATGAAAAAGAATGGAAACGAAGAAAAAGAAATTCTTTGGATTGTCCGCTATGAAAACGGAGATATCGGGTGCCTGTATGGGACAAGGCAAGAGGCTGAGGAGTACGCACAGAGAGAAGCGGAAAAGAAAGGGACCGGATATTTCATTATCTGAGATAGGACAATCCGAACAGAAAGAAGAAATAGGAAATACAATACCCTCCCGGAGCCCGACAGCTCAAGGGAGGGTAAGCCATACATCTTAGACATACTCAGTATAGCATGTATGGCGGGAAAAGACAACGCAGGATTCCGGAGGGTACGGATCCGCATTTGAAACAGGGGGAAGCCAATCCCCTTTGAGACTCGATAAGGGTATTATTTCAAGGACAAGAAACCGGAGGAAAGAGGAGATGCCATACATCAAGACGACCTGCAAGGCGGGAAAGACAAAAGAGTATGAATTTTATTATTCATATCGATTTGACCAGAAAGGAGGGAGCCGGAAAAAGAAAGAGAACAGGACTCCAGAAGCACAGAGACAAGTCAACCGGAGGATGGCCGAGAAAAAACTCACCCGATTGATGAACGCCAACCTTTCCGGGGAGGATTATTACCTTACACTCAGCTACCGGAAAGAGAAGCGGCCGGATCGGGAGACATTGAACCGGGACATCCGAACACTTTTACGAAAACTGCGAAGGATCTACCGGAAACACGGAAAAGAACTGAAATACATATGGACGGCGGAAAAAGGGGAGAGGGGAGCTGCACACCTTCATATTGTTGTCAATGGGATCGATCATATATCACACATCATAAGAGATCTATGGGAAAAGGGATGGATCTGTATTAAGCCTTTGGATAAGAGCGGGCAGTACCGGAAACTGGCCGGGTATTTCATCAAGTATTCGGACAAGACCATGAAGACGGAGCAAGGATTCATCAACAAAAGATACTGTAGCAGTAAAAACCTTATCATTCCAGAACCGGAGAAAAAGAAGATCCGGGGACGGAACACCTATAACCATAAAATTGAGGTTCCGGCCGGATGGTACGTGGATAAGGAGAGCATCCGGGAGGCTTGGCACGAGATAACAGGGTATTTGTATTTTTCCTACACGCTGGTACAACTGCCGGACAACAAGGCAGACCGGGAACGGCAGAGGGAAGAATCTTATATCCTGAATCTGGAGACCGGAGAAGTGGAGATCACAGAAAGGAGGACCGACCGTGGAAAAAGCGCCAAGAATCACAAGAAAAACCTTGCGGAAACATCTGGAAGAGGTCACAGAAATTGCGTGGGAGCATGACGCGGAAGAGTCATATCGAATTGTAAAAGAAAAATGGGAGATTGGGAGCAGTAGGTCCTTCCGGGATTTCCTGAATAAAGAGCATATTACGACATATCAGAGAACGGCAGCGGAAACCATGACACTGGAAGACAAGGAAAGATTTTCCAGAGAGTGGAACAAAGCCATAGAGATGATAAAGGAGTGGAGGAGAAAGAAGTGAGAAATTACCGAGTCAAGGAACGAAAGACACCGGATGGCCGGATCCAGCTCACCGGATCGGAAGATGCGGAGCAGGAGAAGGTGGTATGCTGGGCCAAACTGATGAGCAATGCTTACCCGGACCTGGAATTGCTCTACCATGTGCCGAATGGGGGCAGCAGGAACAAAGCTGAGGCGTCCAAATTGAAACGGATGGGAGTGAGGGCAGGGGTGCCGGATTTGGTGCTCCCGGTTCCCCGCGCCGGATACGCCGGACTGTACATTGAACTAAAAGTCGGGGAGAACCGGCCAAGCAATAGCCAGAAAGACTGGCTGGAGAAATTGACGATCCAGGGCTATCAGGCGTTGGTCTGTTATGGTGGGAAGGAGGCGATCCGTGCACTGGAACAGTATGTAACAGCGCCAAAGACTATTTTGGAGATGAGGGAAGGAAGAGAAGGTGGAAATTTGTAGAAGAATTCTGGAATGGATCCGGAAACCCAGGAGAAAAGAGATGACAAAGAAGCAGGAAGAGGAAAGCGCGTGTGAAAGGGTTCCCGAAGAGAGTGAGGGGAAACCAGATGAGGAACAAGAGCTGGTGGAGGAAATAGAGTCATTCAATGATGCGCTTTCAGAAATAGGGAAAACAGCACAAGAGGCTACGGACTCATGGGATCAGTTTCACAGGGTTTGGGAGCAGGCGATAGAAGCTGTTGCGAAAAAGCTTGCGGAAAAATTTGCGAAGATCGAAAGAGAGGAAACGAATAATTGGAGGAAACTACACGGGAAACCGATGAGAAGGAGAGGTGGATGGCATGGCAGGATTTGACGTAATAGAGATGCTGAATGGAAACAGCATCCAAGCGGCGGGAGCGCGGAAATGGTATCAGGAAACGAATTATGAGGACGCGAAAGAGATCATACGGGATGAGCTGGGAAATATCCGGAACTCCTTCGTCAAGGTAGGATATTTCCTGCGGAGGATCAAAGAGACAGAAGGATATCAAGAGGATGGATATGAAACAATCTGGGATTGTGCGAAAGACCAGTTTGGGATCACCAGGACGACCGCCAGCAGATGGATGGAGATTAACCGGCGTTTCTCCGAAGGAGGATACAGTCCATATCTGGCGGAAGAATATAAGGGGTATAACAAGAGCCAGCTACAGGAGATGCTGTACCTCCCGGAGGAAAAGCTGGAAGAGGTGGATCCGGGAATGACCGCAATGGAAATCCGGGGCAGCAGGAAAGAGCCGGAAGAAAAAACACAGGAAAGTGCGGAAACGCACAGAGAAGAGTGCGAGGAAGAGGACGAGATCCCAGGACAGATGAGGGAGGAGGACTACCTGGAAGAATCAGAAGAAGTAGACACTCCAGACATAGCGGACGAAAAAACGAGTGAGATTCAGAGGATAGTAGAGGAAGAGCGGCAGCGGCAAGATAGGGAGAACCCGGATCCGGAGCGGCAGGATACAAAAGAGAAAGCATCGGTCCGGGAACAGAAAACAGAAAGCATCCTGGACACCGCAACGAAAGAAGAGGATGAAACGTATGCAAGAAAGCTCCATGTATTGAAAATGCTGGAAAAGTATTACATTTATCTGAATGAAGAGGAGATAGAGATTCTCAAAGGTATGGTACAGGATTGCAAGAGAAGAAAACAGGAGTATGCGTTGGAAGACTGTGGAACAACATCATAGAAAACAGGAAGGAGGGACAAAAAATGCAGATCGAGGGGGATCAGTGCCGGAGATGCGGGTCACTCCAGACAGAAGTCATTGAAAGAAGGTATCGGAAAAAAGTAGACAGAGTTATCCGGAGACGGAAATGCCTGGAGTGCGGATATAAGTGGAACACAGTGGAAGTCTACGCAGAAGATTGGGAGAGGATATCCAGAGCAGGACGATAATTAACCAGAACAAGAGAAAGGAGAACGAGTTGCGCGCATAATAACCGGTTTCTCCTGAGTGAATGATGACAGAAAAAGAGACCAGATTGGTAGAAGAGAACGTCCCGCTTGCGGTGTATACCGCAGGTCAGTGGATGAAGAAAGCAGTGTTGGAGTGGGAAGATGCCCTGTCGGCAGCGGAGTATGGGCTTGTCAAGGCGGCAATGAGCTTTGAAGAGGAGCGTGGCTTCTGTTTCAGCACTTATGCGGTAAGTGTCATGGAGAATGAGATCCGGATGGAGCTGAGGAAGAGGAACAGACGAAAAAAAGTCGTGTATTTTGGGGATCCGGTCAGTGGGGCAGAAGGATTGACACTGGGAGACACGATTGCAGATACCAGAGATCATTTTGGAATGTCGGAAACAGTGCATGATCTGATCCGAAACAGAGATCTTACGGAGAAAGAGCGGGAAGCGGTACTGCTTCGGTTTCAGCATCCAGAGAAGACCCAAGAGGAATGTGGCCAGATGATTGGGATTGGACGGTCTGCGTTTTCGAAGTACTTGAACAGTGCAAGGCGGAAACTGAAAAGGGTTTAAACCAGAACAAACGAAAGAAGCCAGCCTCCGGCCGGGGAAAGGGTATACCGGGCTTCTTAGAAAAATGGATAAAGAGAAAAAATCAATAGAGAGAATAAAGATGGCAAGTGAAATGAGCCTACATCACTATGGAAAACCGCTTGTTTGCACGTATAGCGGAGGGAAAGACAGTGATGTGATGCTAGAGTTGTTCAAACGATCCGGAATACCGTTTGAGGTGCATAACAGTCATACAACGGCTGATGCTCCACAGACAGTAAGTCATATACGGGAGACCTTCCGTTTACTGGAACTGGGGGGAATCACATGCGAGATCCAAATGCCTACATACAAGGGCGAGCGGACCAGCATGTGGAAATTGATACCGGAAAAACTGATGCCTCCTACACAATTAGTAAGATACTGTTGCCAGATTCTAAAAGAAAATGGGGTAAGAAACAGATATATTGCAACGGGTGTAAGGTGGGAAGAGAGTGTGAAGAGAAAGACCCGTGGAGAGTTTGAGAAAATTGGAAAGACAAGAAATGATGCAGAAAAATTCAGTACGGTAATGTTGCTGGAAGATAATATTAGCAAGAGGCGCATGACGGAATTATGTATGCAGAAAAATAGTATGGTTGTGAACCCGATTATAGACTGGACATATACGGATATTTGGGAGTATATACATTCCGAAAAAATTAAAGTATGTGATCTATATAACTGCGGATATGATCGTGTTGGATGCGTTGGTTGTCCGATGGCTGGAAAGAAACGGTATCGGGAATTCGCAGATTTTCCGAAGTATAAAAAACTTTACTTGCACGCTTTTGATAGAATGTTGAAGGAACGGGATAGGAGAGGAAAAGAGAGTAATTGGAAAAACGCGGAAGAAGTATTCGACTGGTGGATGGGAAATGATGATATACCAGGTCAAATGTTCTTAGATGAAATTTGTGGTGATGAGAATTAAATCACAACAAACGAAAGGAGAGCAGAGATGGCGAAATTATTAAACAGACCATATACGAACGAAGAAAAGATGCAGATCCTTGATACGCTGCGGGGAAACATAAACAGAATATCTGTCTCGACGGATGTCGAAGAGATTGTATGTCAGCTAAATTTTGCTGTGGATAGGCTGTCTGCGGTGGCTTATTCGAGGATTAAGGAGATCAGAGAAGGAGATCAGAGATGGAGAGATTAACAAGCAGAGATGAGAAAGGAAATCTTAATGTTGACGGAAAAGAAGTATATGCAGGATATCTGTACAATGCAGTAGCACTCCTGGAAGAATACGAAGACACCGGGCTCACCCCGGAGCAGATCATGGAGCTGAAAGAAGCAGTTCAGAAACTCGAAAGTATATTCGGAGATGAAATTACAATTAATCAGGTTATTGATTTTTTCGTTGATTTCTATATTGCACAGGGTGATACCGCAAGGGTTGAAGATGCGGTATTGCTGACAAACGAAGAAGCTGCGAAGTGGCGGGAGCTGAAGGAGCGGGATACGGCGAAAGTGCCAATTAATTATAAAAAACGGAGGGAAGAGGTAATGATTAAAACTGGAGATAAGGTAAAGATGAATGACAAATATTATGTGTCCGAAAAAAATAAAGAAAAAGTATTTACTGTGAAAGCGGGTCCGCAGAATATTGGAGGACAACAATGCGTTTGGCTTGATGGGTGGAAAGGGTGCTATGCAGCTGACGGACTAACAAAAGTGGAGGAATAAAAATGTTGACAGTAGGAGAATGGGTAGACAAAGTCCATGAGATCACATACACACTTGAACATAAAGCTACGGAAAGCTGTGACGAATATATCAGAAAAGCGCAGTCATATCGAGATGGATATATTCAGGCATGCGAAGATTTTGGGCGGGAAATGAGACGCGCGATAAGCAAAGAACAGGGATAAGGAAGTAAGGAAGATGATTTTTTAATGGATCCTCAAAAGGCTGCGAAGCGATTATGAGAATTATGGATGTGGTAGGCGAAAGTGAACTTTTGAAGCTAAAAGGGAAATACATACGGATTGCTCATAAAGACTTGGGAAGTACGGTTGAAATTATCGGTAATATCATAAAAGATAAGTGGTTTGACTATAAGACATTCTTTGAGAAGGAGACTGACATGTTAAGAGAAAAAACAGAAAGGCAGTTAGAAGAAGTATATCAAAGCCGAAAACAATATTTGAACAAAAAAGATTGCTGTGAGGAATTACATGAAATGTGCAGAAACTGCGAAAATTATTGCGGATGGAAAAACCACGATTACGAAGGATGTAGGGATCTTGCATGTTTAAAAATTGGCTTGGTCTTGAATACCTTGACTGGGTAAATGGATATTAAGGAGATAAAAAGGAGGATTGACATGCAGGAATTGGAAAAACTCGGAAAAGTTATGAGTGTGGTTATGGATAATTGTTACGATTGTCCCCTTGAAAGAATATGTAGTTCTGCTGTCTGCCATATCGAATGGAAGAGGTTTTTTGAATCAAAGGTAAAAGAGGAAGGATTAGAGAAATGCAGGAATTAGAGAAGGTTGAAGTAACGGTGGTGCAGGTTCCGAAATACGTGGAATATGAATGTCCATATTGCGGAAACGAGATCGAGATTGATTATGACGAATTTAAAGACGAAAGAATGTGCGATTTCTGGACGGAATGGGAAGGGGATACTGTAATCTGTGACGAGTGCGGTGCAGAGTTTGAAATCGGAAGTGTGGAGGTGGACTAATTGCAGGAATTAGAGAAGATTCTGGAAGAAATAGAAAACACATTTAAAGAGAACATAGAAAATATCGAAGATGAAAACGGAGTACATCATTTTGTTATCGATTCTTTTACAGCGACGTTTTTAGCAAAAGAAATCATCCGCAAGCACATGAATGACGTTCCGGAAAAAGAAGACGCAGAGATTTGTCTTTCAAAGGAAGATTTTGAATTCTTAAGAAATCACGAGTCTATGACATTTAGATGCGGAAATGAATACGTGACGTTGCACAAGGGACGAAGCGACGGCGAGAAAGAAATGCAAAGAGATAATGATAGCTGGATTCCGGTGGAGGAGCGTTTGCCGGAAAGGACACCTGATGAAAAAATAAAGAACTCATACAAAAAATATCTTGTGTTTATCGACAATATAGATTATTGGGATATTGATATAGCAGTGTATGATCTTTGGAATGATAAAAAATGGAGGAAATTTAGTAATACGTATTGCGAGATTGAAAATGTTACAGCTTGGTGCTCTCTTCCAGATCCATACAAGAAAATACAGGAGGAAAATAAATGAAAATAAAAGCTCAGGACGGAAACATTTATGAAGCAAGAAACTTAGAAATGGACGTGTGTGTTTTAAAGTGTAATGACATCAAAGACAGGAGAAAAAAACATAAACTTGGTAAATACAAAAGCCTTGATAGAGCAAGGGAGGTATTTTCAGAAATAGCATGTTGCCAAGAAAATTATTTTGAAATGCCGGAGGAATAAAATATGGATTTGTGCATTCTTTGATTCGAAAGGAGAATAAAAATGCAGGAATTAGAGAAGATTCTGGAAGAGATTATAGAGCAATTAAAGGCAGAGGGCTGTATTATAGATGACGCCGCAGGAAATAGGGCAGAAGAGATTATCCGTCAGCACACGAAAGATGACGGCTGGGTCCCAGTGGAGGAACGGATGCCAACAAAAGAGGAATGTGAAAAGAATCAAACAGGTTGTATAAAATTTTGGATTACTTATGGCTACAGAGGTAATTATTCGACTTTACTTGCAAATTGCAAGTGGGTTGAAGCTGACAATGAAGATGGAACTACAGGAGATTTTGCGGAATTTTGGGTAGACCAATATCCTCAGATATTTTATCCATCATCAAATTTGATAAGGGGATGGAAAATAATAGAGGTACCAGATCCATACCGATCGGAGAAAGGAGAATGAAATGACAGTTATTAAACCTCTTACACCTAACTTAAGGAAAGAGATAATCGACGGAATTAACGCACAGAGAAGAGAACTTGATACATGTCAAAATACAGCTTATGTATCAATACAAAAAATTAGTTTGGAGACACTTGAAAAACTTATTAGAGGGTTACCGGACGGATATCCGATCCCGCTTGAAAGGAGAAGAAATTGAAACGATCCAGGATGGAACACGAAAAGAAGATTGATACAGCGAATCACTATGAATGCCTGGAGACGGATGTGCGGGAAGATGCCAGGAAGAACTTTAATCGTCAGCCGTATAAGTCGGTTGATGTGGCACAGTACATAGCGAAAAAGTTCGGGATTGGAGGTGATGCCGATGGACGGAGAACAGAAAACCATGAGTGAAAATGACAAGAAAAAGGAATATCTACGGAACTACCGTCAGTATGTCAGAAGAATTCATAGAATCAATGCGGAGATTGCGGAACTTAGATCTATGAAAATGTATCCAGGGATGATGTTTAATGATGGGATGCCGCATGGCAGCGGAGGGCAGGGGGACTTATCAGGATATGCAGCAGATCTGGACGAAATGATTCTGAAGTTGCAGCACGAGCGGTATCTCAGGATCAAAACATACCAGCAGATTGTAAGGCAGATCAAGAAGCTGAGATCCGAGAATGAGAAGGACATACTTTTCTATCGCTATATAACCGGACTCGACTGGTGGGAGATTGCGGAAAAAATGAGTTTTTCAGAAAGATGGATATATCAACTTCATGGAAGAGCACTTGCACATTTTGAATTACCAAAAGAGTTCATAGAAGTTCAGCCGGATATGTGATATTATGATATCATCGAAAAGAAACAAAAGGGGAAGCACCTTACCAGAAATGACAGGGTGCTTCTTTGCGCACCTCGTGAATCTCAAAATACGTATTATATGTATAAAAGTATTGACAATACGTGCAATACGTGTTATTATATAATCACAAGGAGGGATTAAATGAGATTCAGAGAAATGGATAAGATACTTAAGGAAGACGGGTGGTACGAAGTTTCACAGAGAGGCTCCCATCACCAGTATAAACATCCAACAAAGCCGGGAAAGGTTACAGTACCGGAACACGGAGGGAAGGACATAAACCTTACAGTAGCAAAGAAAATATTAAAACAGGCGGGGCTGTAAAGCCCCAGTGCCTGAAAGATGAAAGAAAGAGGTGTGCTTATGAAATTAGTTTATCCAGCAGTATTTACTCCATATGAAGACGAGTCCGGTGGATACGCAGTAGAATTTCCAGATCTTACTGGATGCGTAACGGGAGGAGACAGTATGGCAGAGGCTGTATTTATGGCAGAAGATGCCGCAAGCGGATGGGTACTGACAGAACTTGAAGACGGAAATAAAGCACCGGAAGCAACCGCAATCAATGAGGTTGCAACGGAAGAAGGGCAGTTCGTGAGTCTGATTGCTCTGGACATGGACGCATACGCAGCAAAATACGGAAGCAACGCAGTCAAGAAAACATTGACAATTCCTGCATGGCTGAATACATTTGTAGAACAGAATGGAATAAGCTGTTCAAAAGTATTGCAGGATGCGCTTAGCAAAATGGCGCAGGTAAGATAATAATCGAATCTCATTTAAGGCATAAAGCATCTGACAAAGGTCAGGTGCTTTTTTTACAGGGGAACGTAGCGCAATGGAAGAGCAAACGGCTTATATCCGGGCGGTTGCAGGTTCGAGTCCTGCCGTTTCTATTGGAAATTTCCTCTAAAACCCTTGACATACGTATACGTATATAGTATAATAGAATCAAGAAATGAGGAAAGGAGAATGGAGATGGCTAAAAAACATAAGAAAAAGCACCGACTTGAAAAAGCGGCACTCATAGTCAGCATAATAAACGGTCTGGTAACTGCGATTTGCTTAATCTATGAGACGTTTTTCAAATAGGTGCTAGGCGGTGGGCTTGCCACCCATCGCCTATATTATAAGTCATCTCAGCAAATAAATCTATGAGAAAAAGTATAATTGTATCAAATTTATTATCTCTCTTCCTGCTTGGATACTACGCTGTGACAAAAGGGCTTGACTGGATCATTGGAACTGCACTGATCATAAGCGTGATATCTAATATTTTGAATATTGTATACGAGGTGAGAGATGGAAGAGAAAAAGGTTAGGCCACAGGATAAGTGGGATGCAAAGGCGGGGCTTGTCCCAAAGACCTACAAAGTAAATGAAAAAGTGGCAGAAGAGTTTCGGGCTGTGTGCAAAAGCAAAGGAATTGCGATGGGGACACAGATCACTAAGATGATGAAGGAGTTTATAGACCAATCGAATAAGGAATAAGAAGAGAGCATCCGGGAAACCGGATGCTTTTTACATGTAGTAAATTAATATGAGAATAGTTAAGGAGATTTACATGACAGATCAGGAAGTAAAGCAGGTCTATAATTCGGCGCGATGGCAGCAGGTTAGGGATAGGATTTTAATTAGGGATCGGCATGAGTGTCAGGATTGTATTCAAAGGTTGCGGACGGCAGCAGAAAAAGAAGAAAGATTATTCGGGGAAGATGCAAAGATCCGGAGGGCGACACAGGTCCATCATATCAAGGAACTAAAAGAAAATCCGGAGCTTGCATTTGATGAAGAGAATCTGATTAGCTTATGTACACAGTGTCACAACATAAGGCATGGGAGACAACCAAAAAGATTTGTGAAAAAGAAAGAACCAGTCACAGAAGAAAAATGGTAGAAAAATTTCGGAATAAAAAAGAAATCCCCCCGGGTGAATTCTCAATGAAAAATTTTTTAGTGGAGAACGGGGATGTGGCCATGACTCTGGAGAAATTTTCGCGCGCGCGTGAAAGGGGTACGCTATAATGTGAGAAAAGAGGTGGTAGTGTGACAAAAACAGAGATTAAAGAATCGCTTTTAGAACAGTTAAGATTACAGAATAAAACATCCGATTTTTATCTGGATCTAGTTAGTGATTACATGGATTACTGGAGTCTAAAAAAGAAGTTGATTACAGATATCCGGAAAAAAGGAATCCGGTACGACACGGTCAATGGAAATGGTATCAAGGTCGAAAAACCCAATGAATCCGTGACAAATCTGCCAAAGATCACAACTGCCATGCTGAAAATATTAAATGATCTGAATTTAAAAGAACCTCTTTCAAATTCTTCAGCAGAGGATGATTATCTGTAATGATTAATTGCAAAGAAATTGCAGAATATCTTAGGTATGTAGAGGATAACCCTAAAAAAATAAATCGGGAGAGATCGCTTCTGATCAAGAACATCGTTTTGCCGACATTACGGAGAAATGATGTTTTTTTTGACGAAAAAACATATCAAAACTGTTTAAAATATTGCGAAAAACACTACTATAAGCTCTTTCCATATCAGAAATTCATCTATGCCTTTGCCTTTATGTATGTGGGCGACATGCCGGTATTTCGAAAGTTTTTTATTATGATGGGAAGAGGGAATGGGAAAGATGGATTTATAGTGCCGCTGGTCAATTTTTTCCAGACACCATTATATGGGGTGAAGAATTATCATGTAGAGATTGTGGCAAATTCGGAAAAGCAGGTAAAAGATACCTTTAAAGTAGCGTATGATGCGATGAATATTCCAGCCATGAAAGGAAAGTTTAAAGTTACGAAAGAATTAATTACAAACACAGCAACTGGATCAGAAATGAGGTATAACACATCAAATGCGGCGACAAAAGATGGGAAACGTCCAGGGTGTCTGGTTTTAAATGAAATTCATGCTTATGAAAATTATGACCAGATCAATGTATTTGAATCCGCGCTTGGAAAGGTAAAGCATCCAAGGGAATTTATCTTGACTACAAATGGGTATGTACGAGAGGGGCCAATGGATGAATTGTTGGATCTGATGGAGGAAGTACTGGAAACCGGAGAAAACCAGTTAGGATATTTCCCCTTTATCTGCAAGATTGACGGTATTGAGGAAGCGGATGATCGGTTAGCATGGCATAAGCCCAATCCTTCAATGGAATATATGCCGATTTTGGAGCACCAGATCCTTCAGGATTATCTGGAAATGAAAAAGCTGCCAAGCAAAAGGCCGGAGTTTATGACAAAGAGGATGAACTGGCCTGACAGGAATGATGAAGCAACAGTAGCTTCCTGGGAAAATATTTTGCGATGCTGTTATTCGGATATCAAAAAGAAGACGATACGGGAGACACCGGATACCCAAGGGAGGCTTGCGGTCATTGGGATTGATTATGCAGATGTTAGGGATTTTGCGTCAGCAGGAGTTTTGACGGAGAAAGATGGAGAATATATCTGGAGACAACACACATGGATATGTGAGGAGTCCCCGTTTTTAAAATCCATTAAATTTCCAATATTTCAAAATATGGGACAGCCGGAATTTTCGGATTATGAGATCACACCAGGACAGGTAATTCCTCCAGAAAATATAGTGCGGTGGTGTATGGATCGAATGAATGAATATTATGTAATTAAAATTACAATGGATACATACAGATACTCATTGTTTCGGATGTTATTTGAGTCTTATGGAATTCGCGAAGAAACAAAAAAAGACCCGTATGGGCAGATGCGGCTCATAAGGAAGATTGGATCCGTGTGTGGGATTATAGCACCGGAGATAGAAAAGCTGTTTGCGGAAGGGAGGATTAATTATGGAGCGTCTGCCATTATGCGGTGGTATACCAATAATACAGAGGTGTTGACAGATCGGTATGGAAACAAGCAGTATGGGAAAATAGAACCGAAGCTAAGAAAAAATGATGGGTTTATGGCGTTTCTGGTATCGATGTATTCCAAGGATTTAATAAAGGAGAAAGTGGTATATGTTTGATTTCTTATTTCAAAATAAAAAAGGAGATTTGGTATCATATACAGATAGCATTACCGTAAACATTAAAAAGCTTGAAGTAGCAAAAATGGCTATTGAAAAGGCGGTAGGAATGATCGCACATGCAATAGCGAAAAGCGAGTTTATCGTCAATAGAAAAGGGAAAAGAGAAAAGGATCATATTTACTGGCTGCTGAATATTCGGCCAAATCCAAATGAAACGGCCACGGATTTCTGGATTGAAGCTATCCGGCGTTTGTTGCTTGATGAGGAGTGTGTGATTTGCTATGTAGGAAATCATCTATACATTGCGGATTCATTTACAGTAAATAATTCTGTTATGGTCCCAGAGACCTATAGTAATGTCACGATTATATCCAATGATAATACAATAAAACTGCAAAGGGGGTTTACATCAAATGAGATTATCCATCTCAGGAGCAGAAACAAAAAAATTATAGGGTTTCTTGAAAAAGTGTTAAATATTTATAATAGCACGATCAGTGCAAT